TACCCCCTCGGGGGCAGCGAGTGTAATCTCTCATACAAGGTGCCTTGGTGGGGAGTCCTGGGAAATCGTGGGAAATTGCGGTCTAGGGCAGAGATGGTGCGGGTTTCCGGGTGACATTTTAGCTGAGACAAATAGTGCCGTTTTTTGGTAGGGCGGTCGGAAGTGTGATCGAGGTCACGGTTTTGGCTGGAAGTAACGGAGGGGGCTGTTACCGGCGTTACTGCGAGGAGTGGCGCGGGTTTGCTGGCCTGAAGGTGGGTTTAGATGGCTGGAAGAGATGCCAGCAAGTGGCAGGAGGGTCGTCAACTTCGGTCGTCAACCTGGTTTGGGGTCGTCAACCGGGCGCGAACGCAGTAACGACAAGGGATTGCGGGATCGAAGGAAGGTCAGGGAAAGGTCAGGAGAAAATAGGCTCGTCAACTTGGTGGGCACCAGCGAAATAGTCACACTATAGTTCATTGTATAGCTAGCGTAACGGAAATACTTGTCGGGAGCGAAACCGATCAAGGGCTTTCACGGGTCCCCTGCCGGCCGCGGCCACGGATGACCGTGAGTTTAACCGGTGGAGGACCGCCTGGGGGCCTTTTTGTTTTTTTGAGCGACTTGAGCGACCTGCTCCTGGATGTCCGGTGGGAACGCGCGGTCGAACTGCACCGAGGCCCAGGCCTTCAGCCGCTCGTCGCCGGATTCCCAGATAGCGCGGAGAACCCCGATCATCCGGTCGAGTTCTGGATCCGCAGAGTATTGCGCAGGTGATTCGGAAACGACAAAGCCGTACTTGGTTGCGGCTGCCATCAGAGCATCAATGAAAGCTTGATAGCCAAGGCGGGTCACTAGGTCGTTCGCGGTTTCCTCCGGGGAAACGAACATAGTACCCTCACCGGTCTTCAGCCAGTTTTCTGAGGAAGAAAATTCGTACGCAATTAACCGTAAGAGTTGGTCAGACGGTCGGCGAACCCCTTTCTCCAAATTGGAGAGAAACCCCTTGCTGATATGGAGGCGTGACGCGAATTCTTCTTGGGTAAGGCCCAATGCCTTCCTCAGTTCGCGTATCCTGTCCCCCACCTTGTAGTCCACAGAAGAAGTCCTCCACAGAAAACTTTTTGCTTGACGGGTTCGCTGAGCATATCTTATAATTGCCTATAGGCTAACCCGATTTTGGTAGTGCTATGCCCATATTCTGGAGAGTGGTCGACAGTGGCGCAAGCAAAGGCGCGCGGTAAGGAGGCGAAGGCGGGCTGGACGGGCTGGGAGATCCGGGCCGAGCTGCTCCGCCGTGGGATCACGGTGGCAGACGTGGCGCGCATCGCGGGGGTGTCCCGCCCCTGCGTCAGCCTGGTGATCCACCGCCACATACCGCGCTACAAGGGCCGCCGCATCCGGAGGATCATCGCGGCCATACTGGACCGCGACGTGAGGGAGATCTGGCCGGACGAGGCGGCTTAATTTATCGTCCCCAAGTCTAACGCCTGTAACAAGTATACCAGGCCGCCGGAGGGGGTGCAATGTCTGCGGCCCGGGGAATTTCAGCCATGCAGGAGGTGGTTAGTCAATGGAAGTGCTACCGGTGCTTGCGGAGAAGGACGAGGTGCAGATCGTCGAGGTGGACGGCCAGCCTGTGGTCACGGCGCGGGCTTTAGGTAGGGCGTTGGGATATGCCAACCCGGATAAGGCGATTAGCAAGATCTACATGCGGAACAGGGATAGCTTTACGGAGCGCGATACCTTCGTAATCGACCTAAGAGGGGTTCACCCCCAACCTGGGGGTGAACCTCGGAATAAGGAATCATTCACTGACCGTGATACGTTCGTCATCAAATTGATGACGAACCCCCAGGGTGGCGATCCCCACGTCCGGGTCTTCACCAAGCGCGGGGCGCTGAAGGTCTGCATGAAGTCGAACCAGCCCAGGGCCGTGCAGGTGCAGGAGATGCTGATCGACCTGTTCGAGATGGTGGAGCGCGGCGGGCTGGCGAGCGTGGCGGTGGGTTCGGCGATGGCCCGGCTGGCGGAGCGCCTGGAGCGGCTGGAGCGCGGCAACGCCGGCCTGCTGGTGAGCGAGCCGGTGGTGGAGGCTCTGAGGGTGCAGAGCCACGCCGTGGCCGAGGTGGCCCGGGCGGTGGGCCAGGTGCAGGGCCAGGTGACCGCCCTGGCGCGGGCGGTGGAGGGCCTGGCCCGGCACGTCGCGCGGCAGGACGGAGGTGCGGGCCTGGCACTGGCCGAGGGCGGCCTTCTGGACACGCTGGCGGGCATGCAGAAGGAGATCTGGCTGCTGGCGGAGGCCCAAGGCCGCCTGGAGGAGCGGGTAGAGCGCCTGTCGCGCCGCCGGTCGCGCCGGAGGTCCGGCGGGGCCGGCATTCGGGCGTGCGACCAGGAGGCGCTGCGGTTCATCCGGGAACTGTTCGCCACCGAGGGATTTCAGTCCGTGGCCGCCCTCATTCGGAAAGTCCAGGCCCACGCGCGGGAGCGGGGGTGGCGCATCGGGAGCCGGGCGACCATGTACCGCATCGCCAAGTCGGTGAGGCGGGCGCGCGTGGGGCACCTGTGGCGGGTGAAGTAACGGAAGACCCGGTTGGGATTTAAGGTCGCGGTGGAGAGGTGACTAGAGCATGGATTGCGCACAGGCGCCGTCGACCCCGACCCTCAACAAGATGGCGCGGGTCCGGCATCAGTCCCAGGTCGTCGGAGAGTTCATGGAGTGGCTGCAACAACAAGGTTACGTTGTCTGCCGGAAGTACTTGGGGGAGAATCGCTTTCTGCCTATCTTCGAATCCATCGAAGAGCTTCTGGCCCGGTTCTTCGATGTCGACCTGGAGGCTGCCGAGCGGGAGCGCAGATTGCTGTTGGAGTGGGCCAGGAGAGCGGAATCGGCGGGTGTAGGGTAGGTTGCGCTCCGTGATCTTCGGAGCTACATCAAATATGGAGGTGCGGGTATGGGAGAGGCAAAAGAAGCGGCCGCGGTGGGCGGCCGGAAGGACGAGGTGCTCAGGAAGCGAGTTCGCGAGTTGTTGGCCAAGCAGCTGGAGTTGGCGGCCCAGGTGATAGAGTTGGCCAACGTATTCGACGATAACGCCGAGGTGCAACTGGCCGTGCACGAGCTGATATGCCAAGTGCTGGAGGGCAAGTGGCCGGAGGATGATTTGGGCCGGCTGCGCATGGCCGTGGAGCAGACGACAGGCTCGCTACTTACTCTTTTGCGGAATCTGGAAGCATAGCTCTGAATTTTGCGGTAACGGCGGGCCCCAAGACGTCAGTGCTTTTCCTGACAAATTCCAGGAATACCGGGTGCTGCAAAGCCTCTTTGGCCGACAAGGTTTTCTTGAACTCCTTGTAGAGCGGATCGGTGATAATCGCCATTGCGGCTTCTGGGGTTTGTTTGGAAGGGTCGCGCAGAAACTCCTCCATCTTATCAAGGACGATTTGAAACTTCGACACAGTCCATCACCTCCTCCTCGGTCAACTTGGTTCGCGTGGCGGTGGATCAAATTCGCCGGGGAGGAGGAAAATACCTCCGCGGGCGGGGTGAAGCGGTGGGCAGGCGCAGGGCGGAAGCCGACCCCCGGCAGCTGTCGCTGCTGGATCTTATAAAGGAAGACGAGGAGCGGGCCCTCGGGGAGCCGGCGGAGGGCAGCTTCAACATCTCGCGCCAGCTGAGGCATTTGTTGAGCGAGGGTCTAAAGCGCACGCACCTGAGCCGGTACGAGGTGGCGGCGCGGATGTCGGAGCTGGTCGGGGTCGAGATTACCAAGGCACAGCTCGACAGCTGGACCGCCGAAAGCAAAGAGTACCACCGGTTTCCCGCGGAGTACCTGCCGGCATTCGTCTGGGTGACGGGGTTCAAGGAACCCCTGCGCGTGATGGCGCGCATGGTGCGCTGCTATCTCTTGGAGTCGGAAGAGGCCCTGCTGGCCGAACTGGGCAAGATCGACCAGGTGCGGCGGGACCTGGCCCGCCGGGAAAAGGAAGTGCGGCGCTTACTGGAGATGTTGCGGGGCTGAGACAAACCGTCACCGTCGCGGAAAGGAGGGATGGGGCCGGGTGCGGACGTGGATCACCACGGGCGAGGCGGCGGCGCTGCTGGGCGTGACCAGGCAGGCCATCCACAAGGCCGTGCTGGCGGGCAGGCTGGGCGCGAAGGCCGACGATGCCGGCGGCCGGCGCGCATACCTGGTAGCGCTGGACAGCCTGCCGGACGAGGCACAGCGGCGCTACCTGGACCGGCTGCGGGCGGCCGGGGAGGGCCCGGCCCTGTCCGACGGCGAGGCCGGGGGAAACCAGGGCCCCGCGGGTGCGGGACACTCGGGCCGGATTGCGACGGTGGCGGAGCTGGTGGCCAAGTACGGCCAGGAGCGGGCGGACAAGATCCTCTCGCGGGCGGCGCGCCAGTGGGAGGGCGTGGTGAAGGAGGCGCTGGAGGTGCTGGCGAGTCCGGCAGGCGAGCGCGAGAAGTCCGCCCGGCTGGCGGCCATCGCCCACCGCCGCAAGGTGAGCGTGGAGACCCTGCGGCGCAAGGTCAGGGCGTACCAGGAGGAGGGGGTTCTGGGGTTCGTGCACAGTCGCTACCGGGTGCCGGGGCCGGGGCTGGCCGCGGCGGAGCGGCGGGCCGTGAGCCCGGAGGTGGCCAACTGGATAAAGGCTCAGGTTCTGCGCTATCCGCCACCCAAGGTGAGCTGGGTCTACCGCGAGCTGCAGCGGGTGGCGCCCGAGCGGGGCTGGACCGTGCCCAGCCGGGCCACGGTGTACCGCGTGGCCGAGGAGATCCTGGAAACGGAAAAGGTGCTGGCCCAGCGGGGCGAGCGCGAGTACGAGCGCACCTGCCGGCCCAAGATCCACAGGACGTACGACCACCTGGCGGCCATGGAAGAGATCGTGGGCGACGGGTACCACTTCCAGAACTTCGTCTGGTACCGCGGTAGGCTGATCCGGCCCCAGCTCTCGTGCTGGGAGGACCTGCGGTCGCGGAAGATCGTGGGGTGGTGCATCACGCCCCAGGCGAACTCGGAGAGCGTGGGCCTGGCGCTGAGGCACGCCATCGTCAGCCACGGCTTGGCTGCCTGTATATACGTGGACAACGGCAAGGAGTACGTCAACGCGTATATCGAGCAGGTCTGTCGGCGGCTGGAGATCAACATCCGCGAGTGCATCCCCTACAGTCCCCAGTCAAAGGCCATCGAGCGTTTCTTCAGGACGGTGCACGAGCAGTTCAGCATGCACCAGCCGGCCTACTGGCCGCGGCCCCACAAGCGCCCTTCCGACCTGGACATGGCGCGGCTACGGAAGGAGGCGCTCAGCCTGGAGGAGTTCGTGGCGCGGTGGGAGGCCTGGGTGGACCAGTACAACAACCAGTTCCACAGCAGCCTGAAGGACACTCCGGCCAACGTCTTCGCCGCGGCGCCGCACGCCCGGCCGGGCCGGGTGGACGAGAGGGTGCTGGACGTCCTCTTGATGAAGGCCGAGAGTGTGCGGGTCCACGCGGGGTACATCACACTGATGGGGCACAAGTACTGGTCGGAAAACGTCGACCTGGGCCTCCTGGTGGGTCAGACCGTGCAGGTGTGGTACGACTTTAACCGCATGGGCGAGGTGCTGATCTGGTACCGCGGCCAGTTCATCGGGACCGCGACGAACAAGAAGCTGCTGGAGCACGGGGCGTCGCGGGCCGACGTGGCCGAGGAACTGCGGGCGGCCCGGCGGGTGCGGCGGGCCCTGAAGGAGCGCCTGGCCGCGTACGCGGAGAGCCTGGAGGGCGCGCCGGCGGAGCAACCGGCGCGCGGCGGGAAGAGGTACTTTACCGGCGCCGATAGCTCCGGCGGTGGCGACGGCAAGGTGCGCCGGCTGACCGGGCACGAGAGGTCGGCCCGGGAGGCCCGGCGGGTTATGAAGGGCGCGAAGGGCCTGCCGGAGGCCGAGCACGTCTACCCGTTGCGCCGGCTGCAGGGGGCCGAGGCGCAGGATGAAACCAGGCCGTCGCGGGCGGCCCAGATGCTGGCAGAGCGGGCCGCCGCGGTCCTGGCGCGGCCCAGGGTGCACTGACAAGACTTGAGGAGGGACGAGCGTGAGCGCGGTGGTTGAGTTGAACAGGGACGTACATGGGGACGAGCAACACGAGCGACTGGAGGACGAGCTGAGGGAGTGGCTCAAGAGGCTCCAGGAGCGCGGTGTGGGGCCGACCACGGTGGCGAGGGAGATCGGCGTCACGCACGGTTACGTGAGCCAGTTCGTGCAGGGCCAGAAATCCAGCAGGGCCCTGGTGGAAAAGCTGCAGGCGTTCAGGCGGCGGGTCGAGGCCGGAGAGGTTCCGCCCGCCGAGGGCGAGCCGGAGGCGCCCGCGGCCCTGCCCGAGCTTCCTTCATTAATTAACACCCACGACTTCCAGCAGGTGATCGGCCTTTGCGCCATGTGCCGGGAGGACGGAGAGATCGGCGTGGTTGTGGGCGCGCCGGGGACCGGGAAGACGACGGCCGTGAGGGAGTTCTGCGCGCGGGAGCCCGAGGCGGCGTACGTTCGGGCGGACGTGACCATGTCCGACCGCGAGGTGCTGCTGGCCGCGGGCGAGGCCCTGGGCCTGGTCGGCCTGGGCGGCACGGTCCACACGGTGGTCAAGGAGATCGTCGGCCGGCTGCGCGAGCAGCCCGCGGTGCTCATCGTGGACGAGGCGGATCTATTGGTGACGCGCAACTCGGTCCGCAAGCTCGAGATCTTCCGCGGCCTGTGGGACGTGGTGCCGTCCGGCCACCTGGGCATCGTCCTGGTGGGCCTGCCACGCCTGATCGAAGACCTTGTACGGGGTCCGAGCCGGCGGCAGAACCTGTCGCAGTTTTATAGCCGCGTCCGGCGGGCCTACGCGATGCAGGGCATCCGCAAGGATGAGGTCCTGGAGGCCCTGCGGGGCTGGCCGCTGACCGACGCGGCGCGGGAGTACCTGGTGCGGGCCGCGCTCAACAAGTCCCACGGGGGCCTGCGGCGCTTCATGCGCCTGCTGCAGAACGTGCGCGACATGGCCCGCCCGGGCGAGAGTATCACGCTGGACCTGGTGCGCGAGGCCGACGCGCTGCTGGTGAGCCCGGCCTCGTTGGGGCTGCGAATCTGAAACGGAGGAGGGCGCGGGATGGGGATGGACGGAGTGTACGAGGTCGTCGCAATCTTCGACGACGACCCGGAGATCGACTGCGTGCAGTCGTTCTGCGGCACCGAAGAGCGGGCGAACGAGCTGAGGTGCGAGGCCCGGAGGATGGGGGCCAAGAGCGTGTTCGTGCACGAGCTGGAGTTCGAGGACGGGCGGGTCTGGCGCCGGCCGGTGCCCCTGCCGAGGGCCGCGGCGCGGGCCGCGCGGAGCGGGAGGTGACCCGTGGTGGTGGTGCCCAGGAGGATGCGCGAGGCCGGCCCGCCGGCGGACTTAAAGCCGGTGGAAGCCGGGGGCGAGGTGGAGCGGTACTGGCTGCCGGATTCGTTCACCTGGTACACCCCCAGTGGCCGCGAGGGATTCTACCAGACGCCCTACGTGCGTTGCGACAGAAGTTCCCTGCGGATTTCGAGCGCCGCGACGGACCTGGCGGGCTGGCGCGACGGCGACCGGGTACAGGTCGGCGTGAACGGGCGCTACCTGGCGGTGCGGCGCGCGGAGTCGGGGCTCCAGCTGCGGCGCGAGAAAAAGGACCAGCAGGAGTCGCGCGCACTGGTCGTGATGTGCACGGGCCTGGTGCGGTGGCTCGAGCAGCGCGGGTTCCGCAGGCTTGAGCGGCTGCCGGTGGTCTACGACGCCAGGAGCGACATGCTGGTGGCCGAGCGGCCCGAGGAGGCGGGAGCGTGACCGGCGAGATTCCCGAAGTGCTGTACTGGGTGGCGGAGCTGGCTATGGCCGACGGCGCGGCGCCGATTAACCGGCTGCCCGGGTGCTGGGCGCGGCGGGTGGACGACCACTGGGAGATCGTGGTGAACGGCCACGACAGGCCGGTGGAGCACGGCGGCGTGGAAGTGCCGCCCTACACCTGTGTGGTGAAGTTCGACGGGTGGCCGGCGGGCGTGGTCGACCCCGCGGGCGGAATCGTGGCGGCCGGGGAGGCCGCCAACGAGGAAGCCCTGATCGCGGCCCTGAAGCGGGCCGTCGAGGAGGCGAAAGCGTGCCGGAGGTGATCTGCCGCATCGACATTCAGACCGGCGAGGGCTTCTGCCGTCTGGAAGAGCTGTGGGAGCGGGAGCGCGCGAGCGTGGTGCTGGTGGTCGACGGCCGGGAGGCGGCGGGACCCGCCCCCGCCGCCCCGGGCCCGGCGAAGAAGGCACCGATCGGCGCGACGCCTGCCGGCTACAGCGAGGCCGAGCTGGCGGCCATCCTGGACCTGACGGCCGACGGGCTGAGCATCCGCGAGCGGCTGGCGGCCCGGGAGATGCTGGAGGCGGGCATGAACTACCGGGAGATCGCGCGCCGCCTGCGCAAGGAGTACTGGGCGGTGGCCGGGCTGCGGTGGAAGCTGAGCGTGCTGGACCAGCACATCAGGGTGCTGGTCCTGGCCGAGAAGGGGCTGGGCGACGACGAGATCGCGCGGGCTGCCGGGCTGAGCCGGGCCCGGGTGCGGGAGATCCGCAGGGGCTACCGCAGGACGATGCAGGCGGCCGCCGGGGAGTGAGGCTATGGCGCCGCGGTACGGGGTGGGCGCGACGGTGGTGGTCAAGGAGACCGGCCTGGTGGGCACCGTGGTCGAGGTGCGCCGGGTGGACTGGGTCGAGGGCCGCCGGGCCGGCGGGCGCTACGTGTACTACGTGCGGCTCGACGACGGGACCGAGGTCTCGATTTACGGCGGCAGCAGGCTCAGGTGCGCGCCGCGGGCGCAGGCGCAGGTGAACTGCCGGTGGCGCGGGGAGTGCATCGCGTGGCTGGAAGAGTCGGCCCCCTGCTCGGGGTGCGCCCGCGCCTTCAGCGGCCACCCCGACCGGTTCCGCCCCCGCGGCCCCGTGCCGGTGGCGCGCGAAGTGGCAGAACCGCGCGACTGCTGCAAGGGAAAGGAGGATGCGCATGAAGGTGGTCATTGACCCCGGGCACGGCGGCGCCGACCCGGGGGCCGTGGGCAACGGGCTTAAAGAGTGCGACATCACGCTGAAGCTGGGCTACCTGGTGGCAAAAGAGCTGGCGGGATACGCGGGCGCGGAGACCAGGCTCACGCGCCAGGCGGACCAGACCGTGAGCCTGGAGAAGCGGGTGGCCCTGGCGAACGATTGGGGCGCGGACCTGTTCGTGTCGCTGCACGTGAATGCCGGCGGGGGAACGGGCTACGAGACGCACATTCACCCCGCGGCGGGGGTGCGCACCCTGAAGATCGCCACGCACGTGCATTCGGAGGTGGCGACCTTTTACGACTACCGCGGCTTCGCCAACCGGGGCCTGAAGAAGAGCAACTTTTACGTCCTGCGGAGCACCCGGATGCCGGCCCTGCTGCTGGAGAACCTGTTCATCGATAGCCTGCGGGACGCGCAGGCGCTCAAGGACGCGGACTTCCTGCGCGACGCGGCCCGGGCTATCGCGGGGGGCATCGCCGCGGCCTTCGGGCTGGAGCGGAAGCTCACGGGCATGGAGCGTCTCAAGCGCGCCGGCCTGGTGCTGGGCGAGCACGCGCCCGAGGACGCGGTGACCTGGGACGAGTTCCAGACCGTCATGAACCGGCTGCTCGACCGGTGCGAGTCCTGCCGGCAGCAGGGGGGCTGCGGCGCGTGATGCCCAAGCGCATCGTCCACGTGGACTCCGTGGGCGACCTGGTGGCCCTGCTCAGCCAGAAGTTCGCCAACGGCGAGATCGCGGGCCTGGTGGTGGGCGTGCTCAACAGGGACGGGGAGACCTTCGAGATCGGCTGGACGCGGGGCATGAGCTACCTCGAGCGCCTCGGCCTGGCGGAGGCCATCAAGGGCGACTGCATTTACGAGGCGCTGTGCCCCTACTGCGAGTGAGGGAGGTGAGGCGGATGGATTTGACGGTCATCAGGACGTGGGAGGAAGTCGACGAGGCGCTGCGGGAGATCGCCCAGATCACGGGCGAGATCGAGGCCCGCGAGGCGGCCTTCAACCGGGTGGTCGGCGAGCTGCGGGAGGAGCTGGTGCAGCGCACGCGGCCCCTGGCGGAGCGGCGCGAGGCCCTGGAGCGCCTCATCAGGGAGTTCGCGGAGCGGCACCGGGCCGAGTTCGGCCGCCGGAAGAGCGTCGAACTCAACTTCGGCAGCCTGGGGTTCCGGCACTCCACCAGGCTCGTGGTCGAGAACGTCAAGGCCGTGGTCGAGGCCCTGCGGGCCCGCGGCATGGCGGACTACATCGTCGTCAAGGAGGACGTGGACCGCCAGCGGCTGCGCCGGTGCGACCCGGGCGTGCTGGCCGAGCTGGGCGTGCGGCTGGAGGACGGCGAGACCTTCTGGTACGAGGTGCGGCGGGAGAAGGTGGCGGTATGAAGTCGAGGGAAAGCCTGTTCGAGAAGGCCGCCCTGGTGTTCTTGGGCTTCGCGGCCGGGTACCTGGCGGCGGCCGTGTGGGCGGCGCGGCACTGGCTGGGCCGGTGAGGCCGTGAGAAAAAGGGTCACCTACACCGAAGACGAAAGGCGCCTGGTCGAGGAGCTGAAGGCGCGCCTGCGGGAGCGCGGCGTCCTGAAGCTCCCGCGGGACTGGCACCTGAAGCAGCTCTCCGTGGCGCGCACCATGCTCGAGGGAAAGGACGCCCCCACGGTCGAGGAGTGGGCGGCGTGCATGGACTGGGCCTTCGCGCACAAGTTCTGGGGCGACAAGGTGGATCACCTGGCGCGGGTGGCCGCGCTGTGGCCGCAGTACGTGCTGCAGCGCGGCCGCAAGGCCGCGGCGCGACGGGACCCCGAGGCCGAGCGCCGGCGGAGGCTGATCAAGAGTTTGTACGTGGGGGCGGTGCCGCGTGAGACCGAGTGAGGTTGCGGAGCGCCTCGACGGGGCGGGATTCTGCGACTACGAGATCGACTACGCGGCGGGCGTGGCCCGCGTGTACTTCGTCGGGAGGGAGAGCGTGAAGAAGGTCAACGTTTCCAAGCACGCGGTCAAGCGGTGGCGGGAGCGCGTGAACCCCGACGCCGGCGAGGAGCAGGCGGCCGCGGAGATAGAGCGGGCCCTGCGCGAGGGGACCGTGGTCTGGGAGGAGAACGAGGAGGGCGTTATGACGCAGTACGTGGTGCACGGGGACACGATGCTGATCCACGCGCCCGAGATGGGCACGGTAGTCACGACGATCAAGGTCGACTTCGGCTTCTCCGAGGAGATCAACCGCGAACTGTGCCGCATGCAGGTGGAGCACATTCTGGAACTGGGACGCCGGGTGAAAGAGGAGGGCGCGCGCCTGGCCGAGGCCGAGCGGGAGTTCGACCGGGAGCTGGCCCTCATCGACTCCGAGATCGCGGGGCTGGAGGCGCGCCTTGAGGCGGCCAGGGCGGCGCAGCGCCGGGTGGCCCACGCCCGGGAGGAGGCGCGGAGGCGCTACGAGGCCCTGAAGAAGGAGCACGAGAGGGAGTTTCACAAGCTGAAGTACTCCGTGGGCTACCGGCTGGAGGCCCTGCGCGAGAAGCACGCGAAGGAGGCGGTTTAGATGCCGCACGGGAGGTGGCGCCTGGCGACGAGGGAGAAGATCACCGCGGCCCAGCTGCGCAAGCTCTTCGTCCTGGCGCGCCAGATGGGAATGGACATCGAGGACCTGCGGGGGCTGGCCTTCAACCTGGCCGGCGCCGACGGACTCTCACAGCTGACCAAGCTCGACGGCATGAGGCTGATAGACTACCTCATCGACCGTGCGAACAACGACTACCGCCCGCACGCGGCCTCGCGCCAGCAGTGGCACCTGATCCGCGAGCTGGCGGCGCGGCTGGGCTGGAACGAGAAGCGACTTTCGGGGTTCGTGCGGCGCACCGCCGGGGTGGAGAGCGGACGGTGGCTGGACGCCGCGGGCGCGTGGAAGGTGATCGAGGGGCTGAAAGAAATGGTACGCCGCAAGGAAAAAGGAGGTTTACAACCGCGGGAAGTTGAATTATAATGGCGGTAAGACGGCCATACGGTGGGTGAACTGGGGTTGTCGGACCCGCGGGTCCGGCGGCCCCGTTCGGCTTTTTATGGGCAGTCTAAAAACCGTTAGTCCGGGGGGAGTCGCTATGGCCTGGGAGCAGTTGCGTACGGAGGTCCTGCAGGCTGCGACCACCGTGACGGTGGCCCTGATCGGACTGGCCTCCACCTTCGCGGTTTCGTATCTCCGGTGGGCGGCGGACAGGGTGCGCCAGGAGGCCAACCGCATGCAGGATCGCTCGAAGGCGGAACTGGTGTGGAACGCGGTGCAGCGGCTGGAGGACGTGGCTGAGAAGGTGGTCACGAAGTTCGAGCAGACCCTGGCCGCGGAGCTGCGGCAGGCGGTCAAGGAGGGCCGGGCAAGCCGCGACGACCTGGCGGCCCTGGGACGGCGGGCGTACGAGGAAGTGCTGGCCACCGTGGAGCCGGAGGCGCAGAGGATATTGCGCGAGACCCTGGGCGACTTCGAGAACTATGTGAAAAGCGTGATCGAGGCCCAGGTGTGGCGTGTCAAGAACCGGGGGAGCTGAGCCCGTGTCCGAGGCCGTGCAGTACCTTCCACCTTACCTCTACGTGCCCGCACTGACGATCCTGGTCAGTCTCTTCGGCGCGGCCACGGCGATCATTGCCTACTTCCTCAAGGACTTCAAACACCGGCAGGAAACCAAGAACGCCGAGCAGGACCGGGCGATTGAAAAAATCAAGGACGACATCGCGGAATTCAAGGCGGCCCTGCCCCACAACTACGTTCTGCGGGAGGACTTCATCCGCTCGATAGCGGGTCTGGACGTGAAAATCGACCGCATGGCCAGGGACGTGGCAAACATAAGCAAGACGCTGGCCAGGCTGGCGGGAGGCAAGAGCGATGCTGGCGAGTGAGGCCCGCGAAATCCGGGGCTACATACTGGTGCTGTGCAAGCACAGCTATCCGTACGGCTGCAGCGAGCAGCTCATCGGCACGTTCCTGGCCCAGAGCCAGTTCAGCTGCTCGCCGGCGGAGATCAAGGGCCACCTGGAGTACCTTGAGGAAAAGGGCTACATCCGGATGGAGGAGCTGCGGGTCGACAAGCTCAAGCTGCACCGGGTGGTCGCATACATCACGGCCAAGGGCATCGACCTCCTGGAGGGCAGCATTCCGTCCGATCCCGGCATCATGCTACCGGGAGAGATGTAGCCGTGGCCAGGCGCAGGCACTATAAGGTGGAGTCCCTGCCGCCGGAAGTCGTCGAGGCCGTGAACCGCAAGCTGGTGGAGGGATACACCTACCAGCAGGTGACCGACTGGCTGAACCAGCTGGGCCACGAGGTCGGCAAAAGCTCCGTGGCGCGATACGGAAAGGACTTTCTGGCGCGCCTCGAACGGTTGCGCGTGGCGAAGGAACAAGCCCGGGCCATCGTGGAGGAGACCGACCGGCCGGCCACCGAGATGCACGAGGCCGCAAACCGGCTGGCGGTGCACCTCATCATGGAAACCCTGATGCAGGTGAACAGCCTGGACGGCGAGCGGCTTTCGGAGCTGCTGAAGGCCCTCGCCCAGCTGGAGCGGTCGGCGGTGAGCCGCGAGCACCTGAAGCTCGAGTACAAGAAGAAGGTGCAGCAGGCGGTCAGCCGGATCGAGGAGGCGGCCCAGGCCAGGGGACTGGATCCCGAGACGCTGCGGGTGATCAAGGAGCAGGTGTATGGCATCATCTAGCGCCATTCAGCTGACGGACTACCAGAAGGCCTGGATAGAGGATAAGAGCCGGTTCAAGATTGCCCTGAAGGCGCGTCAGACCGGATTCTCGTTCGCGGTGGCGTTGGAAGTGGTGCTGGACGCCCTCGAGCGGCGCACCGTGTGGGTGCTCCTCTCGCGGGGGGAGCGTCAGAGCAAAGAACTGATGGAAAAGGTGGCCATGCACGCCCGGGCCATCGGGGTGGCGCTGCAGGAACTGGAGGCGACGTTTCAGATCGACGACCGGGAGTTCAAGCAACTCGAGGTACGCTTTCCGAACGGCTCCAAGATTATCGGCCTCCCGGCCAACCCGGACACGGCGCGGGGCTTTTCAGGTAACGTGGTCCTGGACGAGTTCGCATTCCACGCCGACAGCAGGAAGATCTGGACGGCGCTCTACCCGACGATCACGCGGGGCTATAAAATCCGCGTCATCAGCACGCCGAACGGGAAGTCAGGAAAGTTTTACGAACTCTGGACGGACGACACGGGGACATGGTCCAAGCACCGGGTGGACATCTACCAGGCCCGGGAACAGGGCATGGACGTGGACATCGACGAGCTGCGCCGGGGGTGCGAGTCCGAGGACGACTGGCGGCAGGAATTCTGCTGCGAGTTCGTGGACGAAGCCGACGCCCTGTTGCCCTACGAGATGATCACCAACTGCGAGGACGAGCGGGCCACCACCGAGGTGCCGGAGGGCTGGGAGCCCCAGGGCGACCTTTACCTGGGGGTAGACATTGGCCGCAGGCGCGACCTCACGGTGATGTGGCTCTGCGAGGTCCTGGGCGACGTCTTCTGGACCAGGGCGGTCAGGGAGCTTACCAAAACCCCGTTCCGGGTCCAGAGGCAGGAGCTGTTCTGGTATCTCTCCCTGCCCCGCCTGCGGCGGTGCTGCATAGACAGCACGGGCCTGGGCATGCAGCTGGCCGAGGAGGCCCAGGAGCGTTACGGCTACCTGGTGGAGCCGGTCACCTTCACCGCGGCGGTGAAGCAGGAGCTGGCGGTGACGCAGCGGCGCAAGTTTGAGGACCGGCTGGTGCGGGTGCCGCCGAGACGGGAGATCCGCGAGGACCTGCACAGTGTGAAAAAGGTGACCACGGCCGCCGGGCACATTCGCTACGACGCCGAGCAGAGCGAGGCCGGCGGGCACGCGGATCGGTTCTGGGCACTGGCGCTGGCCCTGCACGCCGGCAGTAACCCGTCGGGCCGGATCGAGTACCAATCGGTTGCCGGCAGGCGCGTGAGATTCAGCGAGGGGGCCTACTGATGGCAGTACTGGGACCTGACGGTAGACCCGTCAAAGGCAGGAACAGGCCGGTCTTCGACGAGATCGCGGTCGTGACCGTGCGCGACCGCTGGTCCACCTACCCGTCCCAAGGACTGACCCCGGAGAGACTCGCGCGCATCTTCAAGGAAGCTGACGCGGGCGACGTGTACCGCCAGATGGAACTCTTCGAGGAGATGGAGGAAAAGGACTGCCACCTCTTCAGTGAGCTGCAGAAGCGGAAGCTGGCGGTCCTGGGCCTGGACTGGGAGATAGTGCCCTACTCCGGCTCCCGGCTCGACAAGAAAGCCGCCCAGATCGTCCAGGACGCCCTGGAGTTCGAGGGACTGGAGGACGCGATCCTTGACCTGCTGGACGCCATCGGCAAGGGATTCTCGGTCTGCGAGATCATGTGGACGGTCAGGAACGGCGCGGTGACGGTCGGGGGACTGAAGTGGGTGCACCCCAAGCGGTTCGTGTTCGGGGACCGCGACGAGCTGCGCCTGCTGAGCGAGCAAGAGCCGGTGCGGGGCATCGCGTTGCCGGAGAACAAGTTCGTAGTGCACCGCTACCGAGCCCGCAGCGGGCACCCCTCCAGGGCCGGCATCGTGCGGGTCTGCGGCTGGATGTACCTGTTCAAGAACTACAACGTGAAAGACTGGGTGACGTTCGCCGAGGTTTACGGCATGCCTCTACGCGTCGGGAAGTACGATCCCGGCGCCAGTCCGGAGGATAGGGAGAAACTGGCGCAGGCCCTGATCCAGCTGGGCACGGACGCGGCGGGCATCATCTCGAAGAGCACCGAGATAGAGTTCGTCCAGGCCGCGAAGGGCGACACCGACATTTACGAGTCGCTGGCAAACTTCTGCAACCGGGAGATGAGCAAGGCCATCGTCGGTCAGACCCTCACGGCCGAGGTAGGCGACCGCGGCTCGTATGCGGCCAGTCAGACCCACTATGAGGTGCGGCGTGACCTCACCAAGGCCGACGCCAAGGCCCTGGCCGAGACTCTGCGGCGCGACCTTTTCCGTCCGCTCGTGCGGTTCAATCTGGGCGACCGGGCGAACCTGCCGTGGATGAAGTTCGACCTGTCGGAGCCGGAGGACCTGGAGAAGACGGCTCGGGTTTACAGCATCCTGATCAAGGACTGTGGCCTGCCCGTGGGGCGAAGGCACGTCTACGAAAAGTTCGGCATTCCCGAGCCCGAGGAGGGCGAAGAGGTGCTGGTGCCGCCCGGGGCGCAGGTGGGGCTGAAGGCCTTCAAGGCGGGCGCCCCCGCCCCGCCTGTGGACCCTCAGCCCGAGGTGGACGCCCTGGCGGACCGGGCCCGGGAGCGGGCTGCGGCGGCCATGCAAAGGCTCCTGGAGCCGGTGCGCAGGCTGATCGAATCGGGGGCCAGCCTGGAAGAGATACGCGATCGGCTGCCCGAGGTCTACCCCGAGATGGACACGTCGGAGTTAGAGGACCTCATCGCGCGCGCCATGTTCGTGGCCGACCTCTACGGGAGGTGGGTGGCCGGTGGAAGTCAGGCTTGAGCCGCTGGACTTCGAGCGCGCGTTGGAATTCTTCCGGGACAAGGTGGTGCTGGCACCGGACGAATTCAGGGCCTTATGGGAGGAGTACCGGTCGCTTGCCTTCACGGTGAGCGGCATCGCCGCCCTGGACGTGCTGCACGACATTTACCGGGAGCTACTACGCGCCATCGAGGAGGGTCTGACGGCTCGGGACTTCGCGGAGAGCTTCGGCGAGATCCTGGAGCGGCGGGGGTGGGAGGGACTGGCCCCTCACCGGGTAGACAACGTGTTCCGCACGAACGTCCAGACGGCCTATATGGTGGGCCATTACCGCCGCATGACGGATCCCGACGTAGTACGTCGCAGGCCGTACTGGATGTACGACGCGGTGAACGACCGGCGCACCCGCCCGAGCCACGCGGCCATGGACGGCAAGGTCTACCCGGCGGATCACCCCTTCTGGGACGTGTGGTACCCGCCCAACGGGTACCGGTGCCGCTGCGGCGTACGAACCCTCTCTGCGGGCGAGGTGGAGCGCAAGCGGCTGAAGGTGGAGACCGAGATGCCGGAAGTAATGCCGGACCCCGGCTTTGCGCACAATCCGGCCAGAGTCAAGTGGGAGCCGGACCTGAGCAAGTACCCGCCGGCGCTGCGGCGGGCCTACGAGGTTCGGGTAACGGGCGGCCGCTCAGGAGTAACGGACGGGTGAGGGGCTGGTAACGGGATTGTAACGGTGGGATGGGGTGCAGGTAACGGGGCGGTAACGGAGGGGTAACGGCGAAGTAACGGGCGGTAACGACTGCAGGCGGGCAGGTAACGGACGACGGGAGCCCGCAAAGCCAGAAAAATCAAGGCCTTTCGGGGCGGCGGGACGCGCGGGTAACGGGTGGTAACGGAGGTGTAACGGGTGGATCGCGAAGAAGCCAAGCGGCGGCAGGAGGAGAGGTCGCGGCGCTACGGGATCGGCATCAAGCCGGACGGCAACGTAACCATACCCGCCGAGCACAGTCGGCGGTGGCCGGACATCGCAGATGAGGACTACCTGGACCCGGTCAACTACCGGTACCCCTGCCCCAACGCGGAGCAGACCCGCGTGGCGGCCAGGTACTGGGGCCAGCCCGACAACCAGGCCCAGTACACGGAGCGCGAGCGCGAGATCATCACGCGGCGTCTGGAGGAGAAAAAGAAAAAGTTCAAAATCGGCGAGTACGCCGAAGACGAAGACCGGGCCAACAAACTGGTCGTGCTGGCGGCGGGCGTGGCGACCGACGTGCCGGAGTTCATCCAGGTGCTGCCCTACGGCCGGGTGCGCTCGGAAAAGGGCGAGTTCCTGGTGGACGAGGAGAGCGTGCGCGAGATCATGGCCTGGTGGGCCGGCCGGCAGAACGACCTGGTGATCGACTACGAGCACCAGACCCTGGCGGGTGTGGAGGCGCCGGCCGCGGGCTGGGTCAAAGAGCTTGAGGACCGCGGCCCGCAGGGCATCTGGGCGCGCGTCGAGTGGACGCCCCGGGCCCGGCGGTACCTGGCCAACCGGGAGTACCGCTACCTGAGCCCGGTGGTCGCGGTGCGCAAGAGCGACGGCCGGGTGGTGCGGATCCACAGCATCGGGCTGACCAACGCTCCTGCCATCGACGGCATGGAGCCGATAGTCAACAAGAACTGCCGAGGGGAGGAAAAAGGGTTGCGGACCGTAGCGGAGATACTGGGGTTGGAGCCGCAGGCAAGCGAGGAGCAGGTCGCGGCGGCGGTGCGTGACCTGCGCAACCGGGCCGAGTCGGTCGCGCGCAGGGACGTCCTGGAGCTGCTGGAGCTGGAGCCCGGGGCCACGCTTGACCAGGTGAAGGGCAAGATCCTGGCGCTCAAGAACCCGAGCGGGTACGTGCGCGTCGAGGAGTTCAACGCCCTCAAGGAAAAGCTGGCCCTGAAGGAGCGGGACGAGCTGGTGGAGGCGGCCTTAAAGGCCGGCAAGATCGCCCCGGCGCAAAAGGCGTGGGCCGAGCAGTACGCCCTGAAGGATCCCGCCGGATTCCGGGCGTTCCTGGACCAGGCGCCGCAGGTGGTGCCGGTCGACCGGGACGTGTCCGGGCTTGACCGGCCCGGCGCGAGCGCAAAGCCGGACGAAGTGCAGACGATGGTCAACAAGATGCTGGGCGTCTCGGAGGAAGACTTCAAGAAGTACGG